ATTTAACGTAGGAAGCGTCAGCGCGCCAAGCGTGTTGTCAATCGCTTCTGGAGATTTACTGACTTGCGACATTGCAATCAGTACCCTAACGGAATGGAGCTAATCGATGGACGATTGGACAAAGGAGCAAGCCGACTTTCTAATCAAGATTGGTCAGCTTCCACCAGCAACAAAGCCAGCAACACAACCAACATCTAAGAAAGACGAGGAATAACCTAAATGGCAGTATTCATGAGCAACAACGTAGGCGTGAAGGTGAACTCAGTTGATCTTAGCGACCACGTTACAGCAGTAACACTTAACCGTGCATTCGATGAACTCGAAGTAACAGCAATGGGCGATTCAGGACACAAGTACGTCAAAGGTCTTGAAGCTTCATCAATCACAATCGATTTCCTTAATGACACAGCTTCTGCAAACGTTCTTGCGACACTTCAGGCAGCATGGGGAACTAACGTCACAATCGTTTTACTCCAAACAAAAGGAACAGCGGTCTCAGCAACAAACCCTCTTTATACCGCTACATGCCTTATCAACAACACCACCGACATTAACGGTGCAACAGGTGACATCAGTGTACAGAGTTTGACATTTAACGTGTCAGGCACAGTAGCGGTTGCTACAACAGGTACTTTCTAACCAACTAACTAAGGGGCTAAAAATGGCAAAGCTAAAGGTAACAAGGGCTGACAACTCAGTAACAGAGTACGAAATTACTCCACTTATTGAATATGCCTTTGAGCAATACGCCAAGAAGGGCTTTCACAAAGCTCTTATAGAAGACCAGAAGCAGTCAGACGTGTACTGGCTCTGCTGGGAAGCAATTAGACGTTCAGGTGAAACAGTCAAACCTTTCGGGGAACAGTTCCTTGAGACCCTCAAGTCAGTTGAGGTCTTAGAGTCTGACCCTTTAGGGTAGATCGGAACTCCCTCACCTATCTCGCAGCTCGATTGAGTTACGAGTATGGAGTTCCCTTCCAAACCATTGTGGAACTTTCTCCAATGGCTTTCAAGGCACATGTAGATGTGCTTAAAGATTTAGCGAAGGAGCGAAGCGATGCCAGTAAAGCTGCAAGGCGCAACCGCTCTTAGAAAGGCTCTGGCTATTGTCGAGCCTACCTTGGCTAAAGAAGTCAGCAAAGAAATTGCTTCATTCCTCAAGCCAGTAGTTACTAATGCTCGTGGATTCCTTCCTACTAATGAGCAAGCACCTAGTGGCTGGCTAAAGCGTCCTAACGCTGGTGGTCGCTGGGCTAATCGTTCCTATGATGCGCAAGAAGCTCGTAAGGGCATTACCTTTAAGTCATCACCTAGCAAGCCTAATCGTTCAGGCTTTGCTGCCTTGGCTTCTATATTTAACAAGTCTGCTGCTGGTGCTATCTATGAAACCGCAGGACGCAAGTCAGGCGTTACAGGTAACTTCACTCCTAAACTTGGTGGACAACTTGTGGGTAAAGGTCAGAAGATGACAGGTCGCGCAATCTTTAGAGCGTTCGAAGATGATCGTGGCAAGGCTCAAGATGGAGTCGTAAAGGCAATCTTTAAGGCTAAAGAAAAGTTTGACTCGATGAAGGATAAGGTCTAATGGCAGATTTAAGAATTGACTTAGCCGCCGAGTTCAAGGGCAAGAAGGCTTTCAAGGAAGCCGATAAAGCAATCTTCGGACTAGACAAGCGAGTTGTCCAATTAGGTAAAAGCCTTGGCTTGGCATTTGGTACTACAGCAATAGTTCGCTATAGCAAAGACGCTGTAAAGGCTTTTGCAGCAGATGAGGCAGCAACTCGCAGACTTGCTACCGCAGTAGATAACCTAGGACTTTCATTCTCTCAGAGCCGCGTCACAGAGTTCATCAAGAACTTAGAGACTTCCTCAGCCATTGCAGATGACATTCTACGCCCAGCCTTTCAAGCATTGCTTACTACAACTGGATCACTTACTAAATCTCAAGAACTTCTCAACAATGCCATTCAGATTAGCCGCGCAAGTGGCGTGGACTTGGCTACAGTCTCACAGGATTTGGCTAACGGATATGTGGGCATTACTCGCGGACTTAAGAAGTACAATACAGGCTTAACTCAGGCAGAACTTAAGAGCAAGTCATTCGCTGACATTCTAGGCATCATGCTGGTTAAGTCTGCTGGCTCTGCTAACGCTTACCTTGAGACTACCCAATACAAGCTCGATGCTCTTACCCTTGCAGGTAACAATGCCAAGGAGACAATCGGTGCAGGTCTTGTCGATGCTTTCGCCCGTATTGCTGGAGGCTCAGAGACTTCAGATGCAGTAAAGGCTATTGACAATATCGCCAAGGCAATTAACGGCGTTACAGCAGCTACAGGCTTCCTTGTAGGTGGCTTGGTTAAACTTTACAAGGGTCTTGACTTCCTCACTACATTCGGTGGACTCACTGGTGCTAATGGATCACTGGTAGGCATATTAGAAGGCAAGCCATCAACCAACCGTTCTAAGTCTCCAGCAGGCACAGCCGCTAGAACAGCACAGCAACGTGCAGCAGAAGCAGCGGCAGCCAAGAGAGCCAAGGAATTAGCAGCTCTTACCAAGAAGCAAGTGACGGCACAGAAGTCACTCACAGCCGAGCAGAAGAAGCAAGCCTCACTTAAGAAGTCTCAGGGAGTCTTTGACCTAGAGCAGATTCAAATTGTGGCAGCACTTAAAGGCAAGCTGACAGAAGATGAGAAGATTCGCTTACAGGCTCAACTGGCTTTGCTTAACGGCAATGCTGACCTAGCAGCCAAACTAACTAGCCAGATTCTCATGGCTCAGGATTCCACGGGCAACCTAGCCAAGTTCCTAGCAGCCTTGCCTAACGCTAAGAACCCTTTCGAGTATCTCGATGCTTACCTCTCATACCTAGCAGGAAAGGCTTCAGCCGTCTTTGCTGGCACAGCCTATGCAGAGAAAGGTTCATACGGTGGCGGCGGTAATACAACCGTAGTGCCACCTAAACTGCCAGACACTAACGTCCCTGCAATGCCTTCAGACAATACAATCTCTTACAACACCAAGACAGGGCTGAACTACAACCCTAACGCTAATAACGTAGTTGTTGAGTTAAAGATTACAGGCGATGGAGACTTGACCAACACAATTGCAAAGAATCTTATGCAGCAAAGCCTTTCTACTGGCAACCAGACTTATGTGAACCGCAGAACTGGTGGCTTTGAGTAATGGCATTACCTGCACAGATAGCGGTTACTTTCGACTTTAGCTCTGGTGCAACATTCGGGGCAGGGTTCGTCATAGGATCACCAGATAACGGTGTTATCGGTGTCAATACTTTCGGCGCATCTGATGTAGTTATCCCTACAGTTGATTTAACTCCAAATGTCTATTCAATTTCCATCAGACGTGGGCGTAACGTCATGAAGGATACCTATGAGGCTGGCACAGCCATTGTGCGAGTTCTAGACCCTACAGGGGCGTTCAACCCACAGAACACCTCATCGCCTTATTACCCTTACCTTGTGCCATTGCGTAAGTTGCGTGTCGCAGCTACAACCTCAACAGCCCAGCACTTCCTCTTTAGCGGCTATGTGAATGACTACAAGTATTTTTTTCCGCAAGGTCAAGAGACAGCCTATGTCGATATCCTCTGCACAGACGGCTTTCGCCTTCTACAGATGGCTAACGTGGCAACAGTCCCTACAACTCCAGCAGGTCAGACAACAGGCACACGCATAGGCAAGATTCTAGATGATGTGCAATGGCCTGTCTCCATGCGATCCATAGCAACAGGAGATGCAACCTGTATTGCAGACCCAGCCACAATCCGCACAACCCTTGAGGCAGTCAAGAACGTAGAGTTCTCAGAAGGTCTAGGCGCGTTCTACATGAGCCCAGACGGTACGGCTATCTTTAAGTCTCGCAGCCAAGTCACTAGCACTTTAGCCAATACAGCCACAGCCTTTAACCAGACTTCAGGTATCCCATACAAGAACCTCAAGTATGCCTTCGATGACAAGCTCATCATTAACGATGTGAAGTTTAACCGCGTAGGTGGCACAGCCCAGAACGTCATCTCTCAGGCTTCTATTGACAAATACTTCCCACATTCTTTGACACAGGAAAACCTCGTAGCTGAGACAGATACTCAGGTAGCAGGGGCAGCAGCGAACTATGTCAATACTCGCAAAGAGACCACAATCCGCATTGACGAGATGACCGTTGATCTCTTAGACCCAGCAGTCCCAACCGACACAATGATTGGCTTGGATTACTTTAACAACTTGGCAATCACAAATGTGACTCAAGAAGGCAGCACAATCAGCAAGACACTACAAGCGCAGGGTTTTGCTTGGGATATCACACCTAACAAGATGAGCGTCACAATCACCACGCTCGAACCTATAGTGGACGGATTCATTATAGGCAGCAGTACCTACGGTATAATCGGACAATCAACTTTGAGTTACTAGGAGCATCATGGCAACCTTTCCAGTCGCAACAGGCGATGTATTAACAGCAGCGGTATATAACTCGCTGACCGCCTTCACAGTCGATGCAGATGCTACGGCTGACTACACAGCAGTACTAGACGATCAATACCAAGTCCTAGTCCCTATGAACAAGGCGACAGCAGTAGCCTTTAAGATTCCTACAAACGCCTCAGTAGCGTTCCCAGTAGGCACAGCAATCACAGTCCTCAACAAGGGCGCAGGGCTCTGCACAATCTCAGCGACCACCTCAGGCACAACCACAGTCCTCTCAGCAGGTGCGGTAGCAGCTTCTCCAACCTTGGCTCAATACAAGACAGCCGTCTGCATTAAGACTGCAACAGACGTTTGGTATGTCGTAGGTGGCATTGCTTAATGCTTAATGTAATCTCTGGAACTCTTAGCGCAGGTGCTCCGCCTGTGAGTCCTAACTCTTTCGAGTCTATTGCTACCGTCACGGTTGGCGCAGGTGGTCAGGCTTCTGCTTCCTTCACTTCTATATCGTCTGACTATAAGCATTTACAAATTCGCATACTTGGAAAGTCAAATCGAGCAGACGCTAATGAACAGATAGGTATTCAATTCAATTCTGATACAGGCAATAATTATGGATCACATGGCATTTGGGGGGATGGGTCTGGTACTGCGGCGGCACAGCTTAATTATCCAGCCAGTGCAATCACTTTGCCCTGGATAGCAGGTGATTCAAATGGAGCAAATGTATTTGGTGTTTCAATAGTTGACATTCTTGACATTCAAAATACAAACAAAAATACAACAGTCCGAGGATTAAGCGGATATGACAATAACGGCAGCGGTCAATCTGCCTTTGGTTCTGGTCTTTGGTCTAATACTGCTGCCGTGACTAGCGTGACAGTCAAACCTTATTACGGGTCGTTATGGAAACAATATTCTGTTATCGCGCTATACGGGATTAAAGGATAATCATGGCAGCTGGATCAACTTATACACCAATAGCTACTACAACAGTGGGTAGTGCGGTTTCATCTATTACATTTTCAAGCCTCGGTTCATATACAGATATTGTAATTGTCTGTAATGGCACGGGTGGATCATCGGGTAATGATTCATCTATTTTATTGCAATTTAACAATGACACTGGGTCAAATTATTCAACGACTTATTTTTTGGGTAACGGGTCAAGTCCATCATCAGGACTTATTAATCCTTCCACTTCTATTTATTCTATGCGCATTAATGGCACTACTAATTCCACGGGTATCGCTCATGTGCAAAATTATGCAAATACAACTACTTACAAAACAGTAATTAGTCGTGGCAATTCGCCACAATATGCTATTGAATTGGTCGGCTTGTGGCGTTCGACTTCTGCCATTACTTCTATTAAATTGCTAGAGCAAAACGGCGGTAATTTTCAAAGTGGATTTACTGCAACCATATATGGAATACAGGCGGCATAATGGCAAATACATTCGAGCTTATTGCTTCTTCAACTATAGGAGCTGGCGGCACAGCCACAGTTACATTTTCATCAATTCCTAGCACTTACACAGATTTGTGCTTAAAATTATCTTTTAGAGATAGTTCATCAAATGATCGTAGAATTTTATTTGCTAGATTTAATGGCGGCACTTCAGGCTATAACGATATATCTATTCGAGGATACAATAGCAGCCTGGCAAGTCAAACCGACAATGGCGGTAATAACTCGATAGCCGTCTGGGATGTTCCTGCAGCAAATGCCACAGCTTCTACATTTTCTAATATAGAAATTTATATTCCCAATTATGCAAGTTCAACAAGCAAATCTGTTAACGCAGACGGCGTAGGCGAAAACAACAGCGCATTTGCAATCGCTGGAATAACAGCAGGCCGCACAAGTCTTTCATCAGCCATCACTTCTATTGATTTATTTGCATCAGCTAATATAGTCCAATATTCAACCGCCTACCTATATGGAGTAAAAAATGCCTAACCCAACACGAATCGAAATCAACTGCGAGACAGGCGTGGAGTCAATCATTGAACTCACAGACGCAGAAGTAGCAGAGATGACTTACGCAGCAGAACTAGCAGCTGAGAAGAAGGCTGAAGAAGATGCTAAGACTACCGCTGACGCAACTGCTAAGGCTGCACTCCTAGTCAAGCTCGGCATTACAGCCGATGAAGCTAAACTCTTATTGGCATGACTCCTAAGTTATGCAAAGCTGGG